TTTAAGAATAGTTTCTAGTTTCTCTCCTCTAAGTAATATTAGAGAATAACTATCTACCATTCTCTCTCCAACTTGATAAGGAACTACTTTTACATTTAAAAATTGACCAGGAATTTCCCTGTTTTCAGCAATAAATTGTTTCATTATTGAAGGATCCCCTGATTTCCAAATACAATCTGTTCCAGCATCATTTACATGAGATTGAAACACATTCCTTTGACGCATTTCAGCTAAAGGATTATTTGGATCCATAAAATAAAGTGTATAAAATTGACGGTTTTTCTTTGTGTCTTTAATTCTTTTTTCTGTTTTAATTTCAGACATTCTAATTGGTTTTACTGTTTCCATAATGTTTTTGTTTTTTTGTTATATTTTATTATTTTTTATGATAATTTATTATCATTTACACTTATATTTATAATGCCATAAGTTTCACATTTGTCCTTATTTTAAAGATATAGACTAATATCTATTAATAATATACAATTACAACTATCTCTGTGGTTTGTCCCATCTATATAGAGAATTTATATATTATTTAATACTTTTATAATTTGGTTAAAAACCAAAAAAATGCAATACAGACTATTGTTAAACAAAATGTTTCTACTATTTCTATAATTACTTCATTTGTCATTTAATTGTATCTCCTATATAATATTTTTTGTTTGTGAAGTAATTTAATCCTCCTTCTAAATGAACTATGTATCTATAGCCACTATAAACAGAATTATTAGTTTTATTATTAGTCTCAATTCCTGTAATCACCAATGGACTTAACATAAAACTTTCACAAGAACATAAAAATATTGCTAATAATACCACTAATATTTTTGTTTTCATTTTTCTACAGGTTTAGATTCATTCCAATTTTTCTCTATTTCTAAATTTACTTTTGCTATTTTATCTCTATCATCTTTATATCTTTGAGAATAATAAATAGCTTTACCATAATGAGAATTTAAATTATCATTTATATACACACCATCAATGAATTTTTCTCCATCTTTCATAACTTCTATTTGATGATACCTAGTAGCATATAAACTTTCTTTAGAATTCATATAAAACCAATTCCAAGAATATAATTCTTGTCTTCTTTTTAATAATTTTGATTTCTTAGATTCTTTGAAAGCTATTAAATTACTATTTTCATCAATTTTGAAATTGACACCATTCAATGTTATTATTTCTTCACTCATAGTTAATATATTTGAATTATTTGTTTATATTGCTTAACTAAAGTAAATCTATTTTCTTTAAATGAAAGTCTAACAAATTTATTAGAATTATCTTTATATTCTACTAAATAATCATCTTTTTGTATATCAATTATTTTAGCAAAATATTTATTATAATATTCTTTATTTATTATTAAACTTCCTCCAATAGTTAATTCTTTATTATTTCTTTTAAAAACATGTTCCCATTCACCTCCTATACGATAATCTACATCTAAATTGATAAATTTAACAATATCTCCTATTTTATATTTCATTAATTAATTATTAAATATTAATAAAAATACAATAACCAAAACAATATATCAAATTAAATTGTAATATTATTAAGGTTATTGTATATAAATCAACTTTACCTATTGATTTTGAGAACACAACATTTAAGTTGAGCACAAGACGTTTAAATTAGTAAATCTGAATTATTTTCTTTGGTTTTGATACTATTTTAGCCCATTTATCATTATAATAAATATATTCTCCAGAAAGTCCATTAATTGAAGCTAAAATAGATTCACTAGTACCAATCCAATATCTATCATTTTTTATAATATAAGTTCTATTATTTTCAGGACTAATAAATTTAATACCAATAGGATAATCTCTTCTAGCTTTAATTAATAATTTTTCATTTGTCATTATAATAATATAAAATATAAGAGAACATATTTCTACATTCTCTTATATTAATTAGTAACTATTTATTTAAAATTTCTTTTAATGTAACACCAATACTTTCTAATCTTGCTTTCTTTTTAGCTTCTTCAGAAAGACATTCTTCTAAAGCTATTTTAGTTTTCTTTAATTTCTGTAATTCTTCTTCATGAGTTACATTAGCATATTGTTCTAAAATAGCTTCTTGCCATTCAGCAACAGTTCCACCTTCTTCTATATACTCTTTCAATTGTATTGGAGATACAGCAAGAAATTTATCTCTATTTTCTTCAATTGCTGCACCTTTTTTTGTAATATAAGCATATAATTCTTGAAGTTTATTAACATCTTTAACTTCTGAAAGAGTTTCTCCCATTAATTGACCACTAAGTCTTGATTTTTTCTCTTTACTGCCTGTTAATTGAGAAATTCTTTCAGTAATTTGTTTTAACATTGCTGGAATTCCTTCTTCAGTAATATTAAATTGTCCTGATAATGCTACTTCATTTGTTGCTTTTACTGTTTTTGCCATAATTGTTTTTTGTTTTTAATTGTTATTATTTAATTTAAAATTCTTAATAAATTTGTATTACTCTTTTAATTGGTTTAATTGATTTAATTGGTTTAAAAAATTCTAAAAATTTCATCTTAGAAAAACCCAAACTATTACCACTATTTGAATACCCATTTTCTATTCCATCGTTTTCTATCCAACTATAATTATTATTTTCTTTAATAAAATATTCATATGTTTTACCAATAGTTAAATCTTTATTATCTTTGTTTATACATTTAGCATATAACTTCATAAATCTATATAATAAAATAGTTTAAATCCAAATATACCTCTTAGAAATCCAATTACTAATAATTTATTGGCCAAATTAGTTTCTTGATAATATCTAATATAAATAATATCACCAATAAACTTTATTATTTGTTTTTTATAATTTAATATTAAACCAAATAAACCTAATCCTATTATATAACTCCCACCAATAAACAATAATATTTGGTCTATTAAATCTAGATTTTTAAATAAGAATGGCATAAACCAAGCCCATATACCTATTGCTATTATAATTAATAATTTATTTGTTTTCATTTTTACTTCTTATTAAAAGCATTAATAACTCCAATAGCTAAGTTATTAGCTCTATTAAATGCTCTATTTTGATTAATTGTATTTCCTCTATATCCTGTAGAAGAAGCTAATAGAACCTTGTTTTGAACAATAATTCTAGGTCTTTTTGATGTGATTAGTGTCATAGTTTTTAGTTTTAATAGATTTGTATTATTTTCTTAAATTGATTTTTATATTCTTTTTCAGTAACTTCAATAAAATATTCTTCTTCCCTTTCATTGATAAAGTAAAGATTCTGATTAATTCTATAATTAAGATTACCTAATGAATTATTAATTACTATACCAATATTATAAGATTGATATATAACATTCTTCATAATATAACCATTATAATTTTCTATTGCTTTTAAATATCTTATTTTAGTTATATCCATATTTGTAACATTTTATAAAAGGTATTTCTATTATTTTTGATTTAGCTTGTTCTTTGTTAATATCAGAAGTAATTAAAAATGAAGCTATTATAACAAATAATAATATAAATATACAATTTAATAAGTTTTTAATTGTTTTCATTTGTTTATCATTTCTATGGTTTTTACACTGGTGTAGAACAAGACTTTCAACTTCACTGTATATTTTGTTCTAACTTAACTACCAGTGTCATCAAATCTACTTATAATGCTACTATTTTCCTCTAAATCACATTGTTTAGTATAAATACTTAACTTTAATAGTTGTAGCTTTTCAGATTAATTATAAGCTGCTTCTTTGAAAAGCTAGAAATAATTAACAATATCTAGGCAAATTAGCTCTAGTTTTATTTTTACTATATTGATTACCTGATTTCATTAAACCAATACTATAAGCATGTTTCTTGTTATCTGAATCAGAACACCATTCTAAATTATCTTTACAATTATCTTCTTTATTCCCATTTTTATGATTTAATTGAGGCAAATTAAAAGGGTTAGGTATGAATAATTCTCCAACTAACCTATGTATTCTTAATGTTTTACTTGAATTTCCTTTAGTTACTGTAAATCTAAAATATCCAAATTTATCTGCGTTTAATTTAATTGGTTTGCCTTTTAATAAAACCTTGTTTTTAGAACATCTGTCTAAACTTCTTGCATTGCCAAAATTGCTTATTTGATATAAGTTTTCATAGTTTGGGACATCTTTCCATTGTTCCATTTTTTACTTTTTTAAATAAAAACTACTCCACCTTACAGGTAAGTAGTGAGCTCATTTGTGTTGTAGAGCATAACCTTCTCTCTCTTGGGTTAATAATCCCTTTCTCAAGGGAACAACACATCTAATATTTCTATTAGTATCTTTATGTAAATTAGAGTTATTCTATTGATATATAATCAATTCTTTATTCAGTATCACTACTGGCAGTTTTAAGCTTTTATAAGCCTCAATTAAGAGAAATTATTCTAGCACCTCTATCTGATTGTCCCAGATTAATTTACATCAGGATCAATGTTTAGCCTGTAATATGGCACCGCGGCTCAAAGTTGTAAAGTTTATTTTTCTCTATCTCGTAATAATGTACACTTATCCAAACTAGTATTTTTAAGCGTATATCTATTACTCCAGAGTTACCACCTTAAAGTGTTATGAGCCTTGGTATGTAAGTATAGACTATCTGTCCATTTCTAAGTATTTTAATACTTCTTCTTCAACTTTTGAAGAAAATAAAACATTACTTTTTCCATTTGTCTTTTTTCTAATTATAAACAATCCTTTATTATAAGTATAACCCTTTCTTTTTGATTTCCCTTTAACTTTAATCAAATTAGTTATTTCATTCCATTGTCTTCCATTTTTAACACCAAAATGAATTTGTCTACTATAGGTTGGATAGAATAATTTAATATCTTCAGTGGATTTATTTTCTTTTATTAATTTCCAAATATTTAACTTTTCTTCATTTGAAAATTTAGAAAACTGCCTACTCATTAATGATTTTCTTCTAATAATTTCTTCTTTAGAATAATTTTTTATTCCACTTCCTCCTAATCCACCATCAGAATTATTACAAAGATTAGGAATAATTTTTCTGTAAAAATCAATCCAATAAATTTCTTTTTCTTGCCAATTACTTTCATTACAAATTTCTATAACTTCTATAATTGGAAGTAATCCAGAATTTATTAAATTGATTATCCAATTTAAAACATATCTTTTTCCTTTTGATTTTTTTGCTTCATATATGTGCCCATATAATCTTCTTTTTATATTGGTTGTTTTACCAATATATCTAATTAACCCATTTGGGTCTTTTAAACAATAAATGTATATTTTTTTCATATATATAAGATGCAGAAAACATCAAAAAGGTTGCAAAAATATCTTCAGCAGATAGTCTAATTTCTTTATTTTCTATTAGTTAATCTAATATATCTCATCCAATCATTGAAACAAGTAAATATTAAATCTGGATAAATTGTTTGTTTGATTTTCATATTATAATTTTTTATCTATATAAAAGGCCCATGAAACTATTGTATTTATTATAGAACCTATAATTATTATTGCTAAAGATATAAAAATTAAAAACATTTCATCTCTATCATAATTAAAAGTTTTTTGTATCCATCTACAATATAACGGAGAAAATTGAAATAACAAAAATGTTATTAT